TATAAAGATGGGACAGTTGGAGTTGTTTCTTATACTTCTAAAAATTTAACACAATTCTTTAATTGTTCAAATGTAAATGGAATAATTGAAGACGCATCTAATATTGGAATTAATACTTATGTTTATGGATCTTCTTTTGTAGATAGTACAAAAACTATTAAAGTAAGGATTAATTCAGTACTAGAAGATTTTGATTATCCTGATGATACTTTGAATTATAGTAAGGATGATACTGCCAAAATTAAGACTTTAGGTGTTGGAAGTAAGAGTTTTAAAGGAAAAGATTGGTTTTATAATATTTCTCCCATTTATAAAGTTAAAGAGGTAACTTTAATTGATAGTGCAGATTATACTTATCAAATTAATTTAAATGTACCTCATTGTTTTCACGTAGGAGATCGTGCATCAGTTTTATTAGGAGGACTAGCAAGACAAACTTCTACTGTTATTAAAATTGTTTCTGCTACAGCTATTGAAATCAAAGGACAAGGAGAACTTACAGTAGAGAAGCCTAATACTTATCAATTGAAAAGATTGCTTTTAAAAGCAGAATCTAATGAATTTCCTAGTTCGACGATTTATTCTACTAATGTACAGAATGTTTATAATAAAGGAGAAGATTATCTAGTTGCATCTGCTTCTATTCCATCATACAATTCTCAACCATTGGATGTTTATGATAGAACCGTTATATTCTCAGGAACATTTATTGGAAGTGAATTTTTGATAAATCCATTAACTGAAGATCATGGATTCTATACAGGAGATGCAGTTTACTATTCACCAGAAAGACTTAGCGAACAATATTTTGATATTTTTGGAAACAAACAAACTAGAATAGTTGATGGAGCATCATTAACTACTGAAGGATTATATTTTGTATACAGAGTAAATAATTCTAAAATTAAACTCGCAACAAGTAGAACAAATATTTCTAATGGTACTTTTGTTACTCTTGAAAATAATACAACAGTATCAAATAGTAGAATAGAACCATATGATTTTAGATTTAAGACTTTACAATCACAGAATATTTTAAGGGAAGTTGCTCTTCCTAAAAATGATAATGAAAAACCTGTTGAAACTGAACCTGGATTTACTGGAATTCTAGTAAATGGTGTTCAAGTATTAAATTATAAAGCAGGAGATGTTATTAAATATGGACAAATTAATACTATTGAAGTTAGTGCTCCTGGTGCTAATTATGATGTAATTAATCCACCTCTTTTGCATATTAAAGATAATGTGGGAACTTCAGCTACAGGATATGCTGCCATTGAAGGATCTGTAGTTGACCTTAGACTTCTTGATACTGGATTTGATTATGAAGAAACTCCTACTATAACTGTTAATGGTGGAAATGGTACGGGAGCAATTGTTGATGTAAATATGAAGCAAATTGATTACTCTGTTGATTTCTTTGCAGATGCTTTCCATCATGAAGGTCAAACTGCTGCTTGGGTTAATCTTGATGATAATATTATTGGATTTAATACTTATCATAAATTGAGAAATGCCGAGAGAGTAATTTATCAAACCAATGGACAAATTCCGATTGGAGGAATTACTACTAATGCAACCTATCATATTTCTAGTGTTACTAATTCTCAAGTAAAACTTCATCCCACAGAAGGAGATGCAATTGCGGGAATTAATACTATTTCATTAACTTCTCATGGAGAAGGAAAGCAATCTTTAAAAGCAATTGCTAAAAAGTTTGTAGTAGGAAGTCTTACAGTATTAGATGGTGGATCTGGTTATGCGAATAAAAAGAGAAGTACTCCTACTGAAGCTGGAAGTGGAATTAATACATCTTTTGATACTGTTAGTATTCCGAACCATGATTATAATTCTGGAGAAATAGTTAAATATACTGCTGAAGGAAGCGCTCTAGGTGGACTTACTGATGGATCAGAATATTATGTAACTAAAATCAATAATTCTGAATTTAAATTATCTACTGTTGGATTTAGTACAGATAAAGATTTTTATTATAGAACAAAACAGTATATTGATTTCACATCTGTTGGTGTAGGAACTCATACTTTCAATTATCCTGATATTAGTTTAACTATAACAGGAAAAGTTGGTATATCTTCTATAGGAACTAATACATTTGAATGTCAAGTTCAACCAATTGTTAGAGGTTCTGTAACTTCAGTTCATGTATCTAATAATGGTGTTGGGTATGGATCATCTGAAATTATTAATTTTGATAGACAACCTAATATTACTTTACTTGGCGGTAAGGATGCACAATTACAACCAGTTATTAATAATGGAAAAATTACGGAGGTATTAGTTCAGAATAATGGTTTATATTATAATTCTCCTCCTGATTTAGTAATTACTGGCGATGGTGTTGGTGCGGTAATTACTCCAGTATTATATAACAATACAATATCATCTGTTACAGTAATAGAATCTGGTGGTGGATATACAGCAGATAATACTAGTATTAGTGTTTCTGTTCCTGGTGATGGTGTAGAATTCAGAGCAGATATTCAAAATTGGAGATTAAATTTATTCCAACGACATCTTGAGAATTTCTCTACTGATGATGGATTTATTGCAGATCAATTTAATATTGATAGGGGTCTTCAATATTCTCACATGTATGCTCCTCGGAAACTCAGAGAAGCAATGTTTGGTCGTGATCAAACTGGAAAAATTTTATATGGTAAAAGTGATTTACAACGAGTTAATAGTTTAGAAGTTGCATCTAGTGATCATTCTCCTATAATTGGTTGGGCATATGATGGTAATCCAATTTATGGACCTTTTGGATATTCTACTTTAACTGGTGGTGTAGTATCACAGATGAAGTCTGGATATAGTGTTCAATTAAAATCCAGCAGACCACCTGCTAATCAATTCCCGGTAGGATTCTTTATTGAGGATTATACGTTTACTAAAGTAAGTGATCCAACAATTCTTGATGAAAATAATGGAAGATTCTGCATTACTCCAGAATTTCCAAATGGAACTTATGCATATTTTGCTACAATTGAAGAAGGTAATGCAGATTCTGCTGGTGCATTTGCTGGATATAAGAGACCTAAATTCCCATTCTTGATTGGTAATAATTTTAAGTCTACACCAAATAAATTTAATTTTAGTTCTTATTCAAATCAAGATCAAATTAAATTAGAAAATACTAATTGGTCTAGAATTACGGAATTATATAATTTGATTGAAGGTAATTTAGAATATCCATATGTTTATATTCCTAACGATTTAAAACAAACTCTTGAAATTAAAACCGGAATTCCTGGTAAAATTGATAAAATAGGTATTACAACTGGCGGACAACTTTATCAGGTGGGAGATAAGTTAGTATTTAATAATACTGGCACTCAAGGAAATAGAGCTTCTGCTAAAGTTGCTTTAGTTGAAGGTAAAGGATTAACAAATATAAGTGTTGCTAGCAGTACTGTAA